CATGGTCACATGATCCGCACTTGATGTGCAAGGGCTTGAGCTCACTGTCGGCTCGCAATGCAACAATGTGTTCTCTAATTTTGATAAACAATTTTCGATCACAATTTCTCAAAAATTCCTGAATAAACTCAGAATCAGTAACCACCTCATGCGGAGTACGGATGCTGGCAATACTCCACTTTAGCGCATCAATTGTCAAGTCAGTAATGCGAGCCAGGGCTTGATTCAGTTTGGCAATTTTTTCAGTGTCGGCAACATCAGAATCTTGTATTGTTTGTATATTTTTTTGCTGTTCAAACTGGGTTTGATTGTTGCTGTTTTGTGCCTTGTATGACAACGGCCTAAAGTTGATAACAAGATCTCCGTGTTCAATTGGCTGATGATAATCTGAACTTTTTAACTGATCCAGTACTGTTCGTAGATCCAAGGTGTATTCCCCGGCTGCCTGACATTTTGGGCATTCTGTTACCAATTCCATGTCATGGCCGTAACTGGCAATACGAATAGCCACCAAAATCGCATTCAAATCCACAGTGGGCATTTGCCAAGGATCCCTTATATTAGGCATACAGCTCTTGATAACATTGGTCACTGCTTCGCCATTGAACAATGCGTCAGGAGTTCGATATGTGATTTCATCAATTGCAGTCATTGGATAAACAGGCAATTCCTGATTTTCGGGCATGATCAGCACATCAGGCGGCCAATGCTCGCCCTCTGAAGGTAGTCGCATGTAGATAGCCGGCTGTCTAAAAAATTGTCGCAATGGGTTGGCTGATTGGATCATAAGTTGCCTATAAATATACAATACTTATAGGCACGAAAACATGGCGGATCTAAATCAGGACTCAGCGGAATTGGCCGAGACAATGAAAAAATTGCAAGAAGCATTTGCAAAAATGGGAATTTCTATTGACGAGACTGCCCAGGCATCTGCACGTGCACGTGCTGAAACCAACAAAACTTCAGATGCGCAAATGAAAGCCAAGTACGGCGTTGAAAACTTTAGCAAAGCTGCAGATCAAGGTAAAACAGCAATTTCTGAACTGGCCAAAGGGGCAAGTGCTGCAGCCAAAGCAATTTACGGTAACCAGCAAGGTGCAAAGGCGTTTAGCGGAACTGTGGACGGCATGGGATCTGCCTTGACTGCAACCACTGCTGCGGCTGGACTATTGTTTCCGCAATTTAAGCTGCTAGCAATTGGAGTTGGGCTAGCAACCAAGGCAGTGGTTGCATATTTCAAGGCAGCCGCGGAGCAAAGTGATTCGTTGTTTGGCACATATCAAACCTTATCAAAATCAGGAGCTGCTGCAAGTGACGGTATGACCGGCGTGTTTCGAGATGCACAAAAGCTAGGACTTGGATTTCAGGGCCTGGAGAGATACACACAGTTGATTGCAGAAAGTTCCAAAGAACTTGCTCTGTTTGGCGGATCAGTAACTGATGGCCGTAAACGATTTGCTGATATTGGCTTGGAAATGACTCAATATCGTCGAGGACTAATGAATCTAGGCATGAGTCAGGACGAAGTCAACGACGGCACAATGAGTTACCTTCGATTACAATCGCGCCTGGGGCTTACTCAAACCAAAACGACCGGCGACCTTGCTCGTAGCGCAAATGCTTACCTTCAAGAACAAGATGCCCTAACCAAGTTGACAGGAATGAGTCGAAAAGAACAAGAATCTGCCAGAGAAGAAATTCGAAGTCAGGAAAGATTTGCGGCACAACTAATGGAGGTTCGCGCAACCAAAGGCGAAGCAGCGGCAATTGCTCTTGAAAATACATATCTGGTACTCAAAAGTCAAAGCAAAGAGGCAGCACAAGGATTTGCAGATATCAGTACCGGCATGCTCACAACTGAAGCAGCAATAAAAAGTTATCGGGCCACTCAGGGCGAAAGCATGAGAACAGCCCAGCTGGTGAGTGCTGGACAACTCACTGCAGCCGAAGGAGCTCAACGGGTGGCTGCAGCACACGGCCAAACAGTGACTGACATGGGCATGACCATGGGCAAGATTGGAACATACAACAAAACGTATGGAGATCTTGCAGCCGACTTGCGACTCAGGGGAATGGCAGAATCAGACATTGCCAAGCAGCTTGCAAAAATTGAAAAAGATCGGCTTGCTCAAGGCGCAGCTGGTAATACAGCAGCCGACAAGTCTACACAAGCTCAGACAGATCTACGACTGGCACAACAACAAACAATGTTGGCATTTCAGCAATTTGTAAATGTTGGAGTAGGTCCGGTTACCAATATGCTTAAAATAGTTGCTAGTGCGCTTGAAAGTTTTGCATTTGGTCTAGCAAAAGTTACAAAATTCTTTGGGCTGTACGACAAACCCACGTCTGACAAAAATGTTGAAGTAACCAAAGCTGAAAAAAATATTGAAGATGCAGAACTCAAATTACGAGAAAAACAGTGGGCAGTAGAAAATGCGCGTGGGGTAGCTGACGACAAAAAAGCCAGAATTGAACTAGCTGCGGCAGAAATTGTATTAGCAAACGCAAAAACTGCAAAATCAGTTGCACAACAAGCCGCCCGCGGCGGCCCAGCAACGACAGAATTTGCCACAAATCAAGGCGGCGCTGCTATTGGATATCGTCAAAGTCGACGCAACACTGCCCCTGCAGCAGATGCAGTGGGTGGTGTGCCGGCAGCCCCGGCTGCGGCAAGTGATGCAGTAGATGCAAACAAAACTGGCGCAAGCTCCACTCCGGCTGCGGCCAAACCTGCAGCTGCGGTAGCAGAAAAACCAATCAAATTGGTATTAAACAGCGGGAATGGATTTGTTACAGTGGAAACGGAAAGTGGAGAAGCACAACGTAGAGTAGGTGCAAGAAATTGGCGAAACAATAATCCAGGAAATTTAGAATTTGGATCTTTTGCAGAAAGTAAAGGAGCTATAGGATCAGACGGAAGATTTGCAGTATTTCCAACACTGGAGCAAGGATCAAAAGCCAAGGAAGATTTGTTGTTTGGCAAAAATTATGCTAATTTAAGTATTGAACAGGCCATAAGCAAATATGCACCACCAAACGAAAACGATACAGGAAACTATATCAAGCAGATTCTTTCGGCAACAGGTGCAACTTCAAATACTATTCTCAATGATCTAACTTCGTCGCAACGACAAAGTATGCTGTCAGCAATAAATCGTGCCGAAGGATTCAAAGAAGGAAAAATACTGCAAGCTGCTGCAGGCGGAATGTTCTCTGGTCCAGTATCGGGTTATCCTGCTACGCTGCACGGTAACGAAGCAGTTATACCACTAAAAAATGGGGCAGTTCCGGTAAAATTGGACATCAGCGATCAGCTAAAGAGTCTGCAACAAACCAACAATCAAAGCGGCATAGAAGCTGCAATGCAAAAAATGGTTGATGAGTTTAAATCCACAATGCAAACCACCATGGAAACTGCAATGCGAACTGCCCTGGGCAATTCTGATATGTCTGCAGTAACTGGCATTCTGAGTGAAATGGTAACACAGCAAAAAAATAGCAACGACATTCAGTCCAAGATACTGAGAGCCGCAGCAGTTTAACGGTAAATAATACATTATGGCAGAACAAACACAAAACGGCGGATGGCGCAAGTATTTCAAGGTCGCAGACACCTCGGGACAATTGAGCCCTGTATCAGGAAAAAATCAATTTGGTCTGCCTGGATATTCCAAAACAGATGGCAACGATTCTAACAATGTGCAAGCTGACTTTGTGTTTCGCAACTACGCGTCACGCCTGCCAGAAGTGTACTCGGGCCATCCCAATCGCATTGAACGATATAATCAATACGAAAACATGGACATGGACTCGGAGATAAATGCATGTTTAGATATCATATCAGAGTTTAGTACACAATTAAATGATTCAAACGGCACGCCGTTTTCAATCAAGTTTAATGATACTCCAACTGATCATGAAATTGATATAATCAAAAAGCAATTACAACAGTGGGTCAAACTCAACAAGCTGGATCAACGAGTGTTCAAATTGTTCCGTAACACCATCAAGTACGGCGATCAGATTTTTGTACGTGATCCCGAAACATTTGAAATGATGTGGGTTGACATGAGCAAACTGGCACGTGTTATTGTTAACGAATCTGAGGGCAAGCGTCCAGAGCAGTATGTTATTCGTGATATAAATCCCAATTTTCAGAACATGACAGTGGCAGCCAAGACCACCACAGATTACATGACCAATCCGGTTACCGGTAGTATAGGCGGCAATGCAAATTACACCATGCCCAATGGTGGCACAGGTGGTGGTGCCGGCAACAGCAGATTTATGCAAGCGCAAAATGAAGTGTGTCTTGACGCTAAACACGTGGTTCATATCAGCTTGAACGAAGGACTTGATGTTTTCTGGCCGTTTGGTCGCAGCGTTCTAGAGCAAATTTACATGGTGTTTAAACAAAAGCAACTGCTGGAAGATGCTGTGCTAATTTATCGTGTACAACGTGCACCAGAACGTAGAGTTTTTAAAATTGACGTGGGCAACATGCCAAGTCACTTGGCCATGGCATTTGTTGAGCGTATCAAAAATGAAATGCATCAGCGTCGAATTCCCACCATAACTGGTGGCGGCAACAACATGATGGATGCTAGTTACAATCCTTTATGTTTGGATCTGTCTACCCGTATACCTTTACTTGATGGCAGAACATTAGAGCTGCAAGAATTAATAACAGAATTTGAAAACGGAAAAGAAAACTGGGCCTACAGTTGTGACCCGGTTACCGGAAAGGTGGTCCCTGGCGTGATCAACTGGGCCGGAGTCACGCGTCGGGACTCCGAAGTTATCAAGTTGACACTTGACAATGGCAAAGAATTAATATGTACCCCGGATCATAAAATTCCTGTGTTTGGAAAAGGATTTGTTGAAGCAAAAGATCTAACCGATCAAGACAGCTTGATTGCATTTAACACGAAACAGTCAAAGATATCGTCTAGCTCAAACGATTATCAACAAGTATGGGATCACGAAACCAAGTCTTGGATATGGACGCATCGTTTGGTTGGAGAATTTTTTCGTCAACAAAACAAACACCAAGAATTTACATATCTTGAGGAAAATATCAACAAAACCAAGGTAGTGATCCACCACAAAGATTCAAATAGATTCAATAATGATCCAAGAAATTTAACCTACATGAACAAGCAGGATCATATACTATTCCATGCTGCTCAAAAGAAAGAATTTTGGGAAAATATGACAGATCAGTACAGAGCTACTATGACTTTGAAGATATCTGACACTTTAAAAGATCGTTGGAAAACGTTGTCAGATACTGACAGACTGGCTGCATTATGGAATATTCGTTCTGCTCAACAAAAATCAGTATGGATGAGACAGAACGACCCTGCATTCGCAGCCAGCTACAAAAAGAATGCCAGTGTGTCTAGAAAACAACACCTCAAACATAACCCAACAGCTAGACAGCAGTTGGTCAAGAATCTTGAGTCACGAGTTAAGATACAAAATCAAGAACTAAATCTGACATTTGACATGCTGCAACTTGTGGTAGACAAGGTAAAAACTGGTATAACTAACAAACTAGAGATAATAAGTTGGTGTGACCATAATTCTGAATTGTTGTCCAAAGTTAAAGCCAGCAATTCTATTCCATTGGCCTACAAAAATGCTCAATGCAAAATAGATTTTTCTAAATTTGGATACAGCAAACTAGATAAACTACTGGGCAATTTTGGCTACAAAAACTGGAAAACATTTGTCAAAGAAATTGATCAATTCAATCATAGAATAGTAAAAATTGAAAAAGTTTCAAACAGAGATGTTGGCACTATCACAATTGACGGCACTGAAAAATGGCACAACCATCATACATTTGCCATTGAATCTGGCATCTTTGTTAAAAATTCAATCAATGAAGATTACTTTTTTCCAGTCACTGCTGACGGACGTGGATCCAGTGTTGAACCCTTGCCTGGCGGACAAAACCTAGGCGAAATTGATGACTTGAAATACTTCAACAACAAAATGGCTCGAGGGCTTAGAGTGCCCAGCAGCTACTTGCCTACCGGGCCAGATGATTCTGACCGTGTGACAAGTGATGGCAAGGTAGGAACTGCACTGATTCAAGAATATCGATTTAACCAGTATTGCGAACGACTGCAAGCACTTATTGCTCAAAAACTAGACGACGAATTCAAAATGTTTTTGAAATGGCGTGGATTCAATATTGATTCAAGTTTGTTTGCATTGGGATTCAATGCGCCACAAAACTTTGCCAGTTATCGACAAAGTGAATTGGATAACACACGTATTCAAGCATTTCAAGGACTAGAGCCACTGCCATACATGAGCAAACGATTTTTGCTTGAGCGATTCCTGGGACTGACCGAAGACGAAATCAAACGTAATGAAGAAATGTGGCGAGAAGAACGCGACGATCCTGAAATGCAAGCAGCAACTGGTCAAGATTTGCGCAGTGTTGGCATATCTCCTGGTTCACTTGAAACCGATATTGACACTGGCGCTGAAATTGCTGGCATGGAACCTGCCGGCGGCTTGGCCGGTGCAGTAGCAGGAGCAGAGTCCGGCGCACCCGGTGTTGCACCCGGTGTTGCACCCGGTGGCGCTGCGCCGCCAGTATCATAAATACCAATTATGCTATTACAAGAATTTTGGAAAAAATCTCCCGAAGCCTACCAGGATGTTGCGCAAGACAACAGCCAACCTCAACTGGGTGACTTGCGCAAGTCACACCTTACCCTCAAACAATTGAACAAACTTCGTAAAATGAACGATGTGCGAGCAGTTGAATTTAAAGAAAAATTAAAATTAGTGCGCCAGCAATATGCGCCACCACCAGCACCCATGATGTAAGGTATAGATGAAATTACAATTTATTGGCGTTTTATCACCTTAAACCACTGAGTTTTTACTTGCTGTGTAAATAACAGCACACTTTACCTAATAGGAGTTTCCTTATGAACCAATTTGAACAATTGATTGAATACGTGATCAATGACGAAGAACAAAAAGCCCGAGCACTTTTCCATGACATTGTTGTGGGCAAAAGCCGTCAGATTTATGAAGACTTGATGTCTCAAGAAGAAGAAGATATTGAAGAAGGTATGATGGGCGGCGACGCTGCAGATGACCTAATTGATGATGTTGAAGCCGAAGAACAGGACGACATGAGCATGGAAGCCCACGGCGACAATGACGAAACTCTTGATGTTGAAGTTGACAGCGAAATGGACGACATGGGCACAGACGATATGGGCACAGACGATCATGCTACCAAAGATGACATCCTAAATCTAGAAGACAAACTGGATCAACTGATGGCCGAATTTGAAGACCTAATGGGCAGCGATGCTGACATGGGCAACGGCGATGATTTTGGTTCCGAAGAAGGCGGCGACGCCATTGAAATGGACGACACAGATGAAATGGGCATGATGGAAGCAGTGAACCTGAAAGCAGCTCCAAAGCCAGTAACTTCCGAAGAAGGCAGCATCAACAAGAAGTCTACCGTGGCTGCAAATGCAGGCGCAAAAGGCCCAGTAGGAAACACAGTTAGACCTGTGCACACTGGTGCCAACGAAGGCGGACACCATGACTCTGGTGCTTACAAAAACGCAACAAAAGAATTAATTGGACGAGTTGGCAATACTCCAGCGCAAGGCACACAAAAACCCAGCGCTGCTACAAAACCACAACTGGGACAATCATCCGGCGTCAACACAAAATCTCCACTAGCACGCGGTTAATTTCATGAGTTACCTAAGAGAACAACTTACTTTCAACCAGGCCAACATTCAAGTTCTTGAAGAATCTGATGCGGGCGGGGGCAAGAACCTGTATCTCAAAGGTATCTGCATTGAAGGTAACAAGCGTAATGCTAATGACAGAATATATCCCTTGCATGAAATTACTCGTGCAGTCAACACTGTTAACCAACAGATCAAAGAAGGCAATTCTGTCTTGGGCGAAGTGGACCATCCTGATGATTTAAAAATCAATCTTGATCGTGTTTGCCATAGTGTTGACGGCATGTGGATGGAAGGCGATGCCGGACATGGCAAGTTAAAGATTCTTCCAACCCCAATGGGTGAGTTGGTCAAGACTTTGCTAAAGTCTGGTGTCAAGCTAGGTGTATCAAGCCGCGGTAGTGGCAATGTTGACGACAGAACAGGACATGTGAGTGACTTTGAAATAGTCACAATCGATGTGGTTGCCCAACCCAGCGCCCCAAATGCTTACCCTAAAGCAATTTATGAAGGACTCATGAACATGAAGTACGGACATAGATTATTAGAAGTTGCAAAAGATGCTGGCCAGGACAACAAAGTGCAAAGATATTTGAAAAGCGAAGTAATCAAGCTGATCAAAGATCTTAAAATCTAAGGAGAATCTATTAATGTTAGATGCAATCAAACCATTGCTAGATAGCGACTTGATCAACGAGGAAACTCGTACCGAGATTAACGAAGCCTGGGAAACCAAGCTGACTGAAGCTCGTGAACAAGCCCGTACAGAACTACGTGAAGAGTTCGCACAACGCTATGAGCACGACAAAAAAGTCATGGTTGAAGCCCTAGACAAGATGGTAACAGAAGGTCTTTCTGCAGAGTTAACGCAAGTGCTGGCTGAAAAGCAAGCATTGGCCGAAGACCGCGTTAAGTTCCAAGGCAAGATGACTGAGTCGGCCACAAAGTTCAACAACTTTATGGTGACCAAACTTGCTGAAGAAATTGGCGAACTGCGCAAAGACCGCAAAGTGCACAGTGAAGGACTAGAAAAACTAGAAAACTTCATGGTGCACGCATTAGCTCGTGAGATTCAAGAGTTTGCCCAAGACAAGCGCGACGTGGTGGAAACCAAGGTTCGTTTGGTGCGTGAAGCACGTGGTAAACTGGAAAGTCTCAAAGCACGATTTGTAAAAGAAAGTGCTGAGAAAATGAGTGAATCTGTAAGCCGTCATCTACGAGCTGAACTTACCCAATTGCAAGAAGATATCAAAATCGCTCGAGAGAACAATTTTGGTCGTCGTATCTTTGAAGCGTATGCCACAGAATTTGGCGCTACTCACTTGAATGAGAAAGCCGAAGTCCGTACATTGCATGCACTGATACAACACAAAGATCAGCAATTGGCAGAAGCCATAAAACTCGCACAACGAGCAAGAGTCGTTGTTGAGTCCAAAGAACGTGAAATACGTATGATCAAAGAATCCAATGAGCGTGACAGCACGTTGGAAATGCTGCTGGCTCCCTTGAACCGGGAAAAAGCAGATGTCATGCGTAATTTACTTGAAAGCGTGCAGACCACCCGTCTGAAAAACGCATTCGAAAAGTATCTACCAGCAGTGTTGGAAGATCGTTCGGTAAGAGCCACCAAGGTTATTACAGAATCGGTCACAGCAGTTACTGGGGATAAATCTGTTCCAAGTAGTCAGCAGGAAGATCGCAGTAATGTGATTGACCTCAAGCGCCTGGCAGGGTTATAAAATTTTATAGGAGACTTAAATGTCACAAGAACTATTAGAAAGCCGCTGGGGCGAGACTAAAGAAGCATTGCTTGAGGGTCTGAACGGCTCCAAGCGCAACAGCATGGGTGTTATCCTAGAAAACACTCGTAAATACTTGAAGGAAAACGCTTCCGCAGGTAGTACCGCAGCTGGTAACATTGCAACACTTAACCGTGTGATTTTGCCTGTTATTCGTCGTGTGATGCCAACTGTTATTGCCAACGAATTGGTGGGTGTTCAGCCCATGACTGGCCCTGTTGGTCAAATTCACACACTGCGTGTGCGTTACGCCAATAGCTTGACCGACAGTTCAGCTGCTGCAACCAGCGTCTCAGCTGGTGAAGAAGCACTGAGCCCGTTCAAAATTGCAACAGCGTACTCAACAGTACCGGGCAACGGATCAACTGCTACCAGCTACACTGGTGCTGCAACTGCTACCATGGAAGGCACTGGCGGCAAGCAAATTTCCGTGCAAATCTTGAAGCAAGCAGTCGAAGCCAAGACTCGTAAGTTGCAAGCACGCTGGACATTTGAATCTGCACAAGATGCACAAGCCATGCATGGTATTGACGTTGAAGCAGAGATCATGGCTGCTCTTGCACAAGAGATCACAGCTGAGATTGACCAAGAGATTCTCCTGAGCCTGCGTAGCCTTGCTGCTACTGAGTTCACGTACAACCAGGCCACTGTGTCAGGTACTGCTACGTTCGTGGGTGATGAGCATGCTGCTTTGGCAGTGCTAATCAATCGTGTGGCCAACTTGATTGCTCAGCGTACACGTCGTGGCGCAGGTAACTACGCTGTGGTATCCAGTGCTGCACTTACTGTGCTGCAATCGGCTACTACCAGTGCATTTGCTCGTACTACAGAAGGCACATTTGAAGCACCTACAAACACCAAGTTTGTTGGTACCCTGAACGGTGCAATGCGTGTGTTTGTTGATAGCTATGCTAGCGATACCACTCCTGTGTTGGTTGGTTACAAAGGTAGTTCAGAAGCTGATGCTCCTGCATTCTACTGCCCGTACATTCCCCTGATGAGCTCAGGTGTTGTGCTGGATCCATCAACGTTCGAACCAGTTGTGAGCTTTATGACGAGATATGGGTACATCGAGCTTACCAATACTGCATCGTCTTTCGGCAATGCTGGCGACTACGTGGGGGAGATAGCCGTTTCCAATCTTAGTTTTTCGTAAGATTTACTCAGAGTTATACTGCAACTCAAAAAAGCACCTTCGGGTGCTTTTTTTTATTGTCTATAAAGTTAAGAGAAAGACAAATTCATATAAATAAATGTATGAACAAATATGAAAATTGGTATCATGCAAT